ACAAAAGCCACCACGGGCATACGACAAGTGGCTTGGCGAAGTAAACAAACCAAAACTGGAGGAAATCAAAGCAAGAAGGAAAGAGAAAGCGGAACCGCTAAGACCAGAGCAAAACCGCGCGCGCGCGCGAAACGCGCACGCACACGCAAGAAGGAAGATCAAGAGCTTGTGACGACGTGCGCCATAGGGCGCTCGCCACAAGCGAGAGAAGAACGTTACCCACCGGTTGCCCACTAGAAGTGGACAACCCGTGGATAACAAGACCGAGAACGGTAACCACAAACGGAGTGACAAACATGCTACGCAACAAAACAGCAACACAACACAACTTCGCCACCGTACCGAGAGCGGATATCCCGCGCTCGAAATTCAACATGAGGCAGACTCGCAAAATGGCGTTCGACGCCAGCGAGCTCATACCCATCATGGTGGAAGAAGTACTGCCAGGAGACACCTGGCAACACCAAGAAAGCATCGTCGCACGACTCGCAACACCCATCGCGCCGATCATCGACGACATGGACCTCGAAACATTCTATTTCTTCGTCCCAAACAGGATCACGGACGACGAATGGGAAGCCTTCATCACAGGCACAGACACAGCAATCAGCGTACCCCAGGTACGCCCAACAAACGCCGCAATGAGCGGCACACCAGTCGAACTCGGAGGAGTGTTCGACCACATGGGGATAACTCCCCAGGGATACACCGGAGCACTGCTCCTCACCGCATACCCCATATTCGCCTACTTCAAAATCTGGAACGAATGGTTCCGAGACCAGAACCTGCAGACCGAATACACCTGGCCCGACGACTGGAGAGCCAGCACCGGCTACAGCGGCCTATTCAACAACGGCGCCGCCTGGGACCAGATGCCACTGCGCGTCAACAAACGACACGACTACTTCACAAGCAGCCTGCCCTGGCCGCAGAAGGGAACCGCAGTCGACATACCACTCGGAACATCAGCACCGGTCTACACGACCGGCGTCACCGGAGACAGCGTACGACCCTGGGTCGGAGCGAATCCACCGACCAACAGCAAGGAAATAAACACAGCCGGCGCACTCGGCGTACTCACCGCCGACACCGGCACACTCGGAAACCTATACGCGGACCTGGCTAACGCCACGGCCGCAACCATCAACAGCCTGCGCCTGGCATTCCAAACACAAAAGCTGCTCGAGCGCGACGCTCGAGGCGGAAGCCGATACGTGGAGCAGCTGCTCAGCCACTTCGGGGTCAGATCCCCGGACTACAGACTGCAAAGGCCGGAATACCTGGGTGGATCCAAGATCCCGGTCACCATCAATCCCATCGCACAAACCGCCGCATACGACACAACCGTCGGGGCAGACGTGAGCCCCATCGGCAACCTGGGCGGAGAGATGCACGCCACCGGCCACAAGCGGACGTTCACATACGCCGCAACAGAACACGGATACATCATCGGACTGTGCTGCGTGCGAGCAAACCCGACATACCAGCAAGGCACACGCCGACACTGGAGAAGAACAACGCGACTCGACTACTACTTCCCGGCATTCGCAATGCTCGGAGAACAAGCGGTCGCAACACAGGAAATCTACCAGCCCAGCAACAACACGCCGGCCGTGGCCACCTGGGGCTACCAGGAACATTGGGCCGAATACAGGTACACGCCGAACGAAATCACCGGCGTACTCAGAAGCACAGCGCCACAGCCACTCGACTGGTGGCACCTGTCGGAAGAGTTCTCAGCCGAACCGGCACTCAACGCGGCCTTCATCACCGACAAAACCCAAGAGGTACTAGCCAGGGCACTGGCAACAGACACCGCGCAATGGAGCGCGCAGATCATCATGGACATCCTGCACAACAGCCAGGTGGCACGACTCATGCCCACCTACAGCGTGCCAGGTCTCATCGACCACTTCTAAGGAGCACGCCATGGGCTGGGCAGGAAAAATCCTCAAGAAAGCAAACCCGTTCCGCATCGTAGGGAACGTGTGGGACTCACTCACAGGCGCAACCAGCGCCAAGAAGGCAAACGAGACAAACATCCGACTCGCCCAGGAGAATCGCGACTGGGAAGAACGGATGAGCAACACCAGCTACCAAAGAAGCGTCAACGACCTATTAGCCGCCGGACTGAATCCAATGCTGGCCTACAGCCAGGGAGGAGCGAGCACGCCCACGAGCTCGGCGGCAACGGTCAGAGAAGAGAACCCGCACACCCTGGACAAACTCATGTCGCTCAACAGCGCCAGGAGCACCCAGGTGCAACGGGAACAAATCGAGGCACAAACCAACCTCATCAACAAACAGGCAGACTCGGTCGAGATCGACAACACCATCAAAGCGTGGGATATCCCTTACGGGAGCGCCAACGCCGCAGACAAACGAGCGAAGATCGAAGCCGACGCCTCCAAAGCAATGCAGGAAGTGAAGAACCTGCAGACCCAATGGGAGCGCGACAAGAACAGCCTGGACAAAGAACGGGCACTCAAAAATGCCCTCATCGAAGCGCAAGACCTGGCTAACCAGCTGCAGAAGCTGGAGATACCAGGAGCCAAAGCCAGCGCCCAGTTCTACGAGAAGACCGGCGCAGCAAGCAAAGGCGCAACCATGCTCAAAGACATCATCACCATCATGAGGCAACTGAAGTGAACCACGAAGAACGACGCGCCAAAGGGCGCACTGTGAACAACGAACCAACGATGACGGACCAGAGCCAGGCCAGCGAAACTGACCTCAACGTCATCATGCGCAAATACGGGGTGAGCGGAAGAGTACCGGCCACCACAGCGCAACCCATGTACGGAGATTTCACCAATCTCCCAACCGACCTGCGCGACATGATCGAAACGTCGCGCACCATCAAGGAGAAACGCAGCCAACTGCCCAAGGAGCTTCGCGAAATGCCCATCGAAGAACTCCTGGCATTGACACCCGACCAACTAACAACCATCCTCACACCGCAGCAACCAGCTGCGACACAAGCGGGAACGACGTGAGAATCTACGCAATCCGAGACCGGCTGCTGGACTACTACATGCAGCCCTTCGCCGGCCCCGACGACAAGAACGTCCTGGCCGCAGTGGCCAGGACAATCAACACCCAGGAGAACATGAGTGACATCGCACAAGCGCCGCACCACTTCGAAGTCTGGAGGCTCGGCAAAGTCACCGAAGACGGCCACATCGAGCAGGACCGAGAGCTCATCGCAGACTGCGCCAGCCTCGTTCGACCAGGTCTTCGGACGACGCAGCAGCGAAGCAACCCACAAGCTCATACAGACGCTGGCGGTCAACCGCCGACGCCTGGAGCAGCTCCAGGGGCAACCCGTCCCAACGGTCGCCCTGTACCGCCTGAGGCACAAGCAGAGGATAGGGCGACTGCGGAAGTACCTCGTGGACATCGAGGAGGCTATCCGCCACCAGCAGATGCTTGACGAGAGCAACAACTGACACCGACAAACGGTGTCATCAGGACCATCTTAATCAAGCAGAAGATGGTCCAACCCCCGCCACGGGGGTATAAGGGGAGGGCGATATATTTGCCCTCCCCTCTTTACAACCGGAGAAAACTATGAAACGCCGACACATCAGCGGCAAGCGCCACGGGCGCAGCTTCAACAAGAAACGCAACCGCACCAGGGCGATCAACAGCCCCGCATTCGTCATGCGGGGCGGCATCAGACTCTGATGCCTTGCGCGAAACCCATTCGCGCATACAGGGCCGCCTTTGGCGGCCCTCTTCTATTCAGCGCACCGAACACCAACAACACCGCGCACACATACACCGCCATGGATATCCCATGCGGTTACTGCCAACTCTGCAGAGAAGAACAGGCGCGACAAACAGCAGTGCGCATTACACACGAGGCACAACTATGGGACGAAAACAGCTTCCTCACCCTTACATACAACGACGCAAACATACCGGCTCACGGCAGTTTGGATTACACACACCTGGTGAAATTCTGGAAAAGGTTGAGGAAAGAAATAGGGACATTGCGGTACTACGCCGTAGGCGAATACGGAGACAAGACGTTTAGACCGCACTACCACGCGTGCCTATTCGGACACGCATTCATCCACGACAGAGTCATCGTACAAACAGAACCCTACCTCCTATGGGAGAGCGCAAAGCTTAACCAGGTCTGGGGCCTCGGCAGAGTGCGCATCGGCGCACTCACATTCGAAACAGCCCGCTATACAGCGAGCTACGTCACCAAGAAACTCAGAAGCAAACAACGATACGTCCGCACGGACGAAGAGACCGGGGAACTCATCCCCGTAACACAACCGCGAGCATTCATGTCGCGGAACATCGGAAAAGACTGGTGGATCACATACGGACACCAGCTCAAAGACCACGACCAGGTGGTCATCAACGGAAAGCCACAAAAGCCACCACGGGCATACGACAAGTGGCTTGGCGAAGTAAACAAACCAAAACTGGAGGAAATCAAAGCAAGAAGGAAAGAGAAAGCGGAACCGCTAAGACCAGAGCAAAACCGCGCG